TAACGATACGTTTGATCTTGTACACAAAGAAAAGCGGTCTGGCAACACACGTTTTGAGTGGCCCGACATTGACGCAATTATTGGCCTGTTAACAAATGAAGGTGTGTTTACAGGGTCTGCTGGTACGTTAGCTCACAAGATTTATAAGCCTGAAAATCTACTGGAATACGGAACTAAAGCTGAACGACGAGCAAAAGGCAAAGCTGCATGTGCCGAAATTTTGGCGATGTTTTAAGTTATGCCTGAAATGTACTTCTACAAATTTGTTGGTGACGATTCACGGTTTACTTTAAACCAAAACTACTCAATGAGAGAGATTTTAAAACGTTCTGGAATGTCTGAACATTTGTTTAAGAATCGTTTTAGTGGTCGTTATGATTTTGACGATTCACACCTTTCTGAATTAAGAATGAAGCCGTCAGGTTGGGTGCAATTTAACAATGCGGCTCAAAAGATTAGCGCAGAGTGGTTACGGAAACCGTTGAAATGAAAACAACCGTCAGAAAAATTAATCAGAGCATTTTCCCAGTGACGAAAGAGGGTCAAAAAATGTTTCGTGAACTTCCGAAAACTGAGTTTGTGATTAACATTGAGACAGAAGAGTCGAGGACTTCAGCACAAAACAACGCTATTCACTTGTATTGCAGAAGGATTGGAGATGCTGCAAACGCTGCTGGTTATGAGATGCATGTTAAATCTGAATTATTGAGAGATGTTGTTGAAATTCCGTGGACTTGGGAATCGGTTAAAGAAAATATTTGGCTTCCGGTGCAGATGGCTTTGTACCCATCGATTCTTAGAACGCGCGATCTAAAGAAAACAGAACAAGTCAGTGCCGTTGCCCAAGTCATAGGGCGTTACTTATCGGAGAAAAAGGGCTTAAACGTGCCTTTTCCATCTAAAGACACTATTGGGTTTAAGTAATGGCTAAAAAAACATTAAGAGCAAAGTGTCTTGAGGCAATTCAGAAGTTGGCAAGAATATCTAACGCTGATGAATACGGAATGGTCAATTGCGTGTCATGCGGTAAGAGAATGCATTGGAAGGATTGTGACGGTGGACACTACATAGCGAAAGGCAATTCATCATATTGGGCGCTAGAAATTTGCAACGTTTGGCCTCAGTGCAAGGGGTGCAATGGTTTTCACATGAAGCATGGAAGTGCAGAGGGACAGTACACATTATGGATGATTGATTACTACGATTTAGATTTTGTTAAGCAAATGCACAGAGATAAGAATAAACCTAAAAAGCTGTACGCTGCTGACTACAGAGAAATGCTCAAAGAATTTAACGATTTGATTACATATCACAAAAAAAGGCTTGGCGAATGTTAGATAAAGAAACAAATGAACTTATCCATATCGACGGAAAGCTAGGGTTTGTGACGAAAAGCGGCTCTGTCGTGCTGACTGAAGATTTTTTAGTATCAGATGTTAGAACGCTACAAAAATTCCTGCGTAACCTATTAGAAATTAGATCGAGGTTGCCTAGTGAGTGAGCTAATGGCAATGCTGACAAGTGGCGCTCCAGGATTTGACACGATTCGGAGTACAAACGGTAATTCAATAACAGCAACGGACGTTGCATCTTGCCTTGTAAAGCTAGACAGAATTACTTACCTGTATGCACTTGAAAAGTTTGCTTTAGATGGAGCATGTAGGCCTGAGCTACGAGAGTTAGCCATCATAGACGGCTTTAAAGCGGGTTTTAAGCTCAAAGAGGGCGAAACTAATAAAACTATCGCAATACTTGCTTTAATGGCCTTAGAAATCGCTATAAGCCCAAAAAATTGCCAAAAGTGTAAAGGTGTTGGTGAAATAAAGCTAGATTCAAGAGTGGTGCAGTGTGAATCATGCAAAGGGGCAGGGCAGCGACCTATCAGTGAAAGAAATTTAGCTAAAATGCTGAGTGTCACTGTGTTTCAAGCGCGTAAAGTATGGAAAAAGCGACTCAATTTATTGCTCAGTAGGTACTTAGAGCGCGATGAATGGATACGAATTTCCATATTATCAGGTTTAAAAGACCATATCGTGTAAACTTTGTTCACGTTTTGGTTGTATATCAATCAAAAATAGTGTTTAATCTCTAAAGTAGGCTATATTCCTCCTCGTTTATATAGCTACAACAAACTAAAACGCCTAGATTAAACCTCTGGGCTTTTTTTTATCTATTATTTTTAGGCTATATCTATGAGTACAGAACCGAAAGATTTAGTAGATATTGCCGCAGCAAGCACAGGCGTATTGTCTTTGGCCGCGTGGTTGCCACCAACTGCCAGCTTATTTACGATAGTTTGGCTTGGAATCCGTATTTTTGAGACTGATACCGTACAAAACTTAAGAAAGCCTAAGTAATTTCATAGATCGAGGTACACGTTGCCGCTAGATCGAGGTGGAGTGCCGCTACATAGTAATGCGTTTACCTTTTAATTCCCAGTAAGGGTCTTGCAATACTAATCTGCCGTATTCAACAATAGATTGAAAATAGTCTGTTTTATCTATTTCAATGCTACATAAAGCATCATCGTTGCTGATGCGAGTTTTTGGAGTAAGTGCTTTTTGAACGCATTTGTCGCATTGATCGTTAATGTCTTTGTATATTTCATCATCACAATAAAGAAAATCGCCAGCACTTAAAGTCATTAAAGCATGATTTTTTCGCGTTTGTAGGTAATCCCATTGCATAACGCACTCAGTCATTAAGGCAATACATTTTCTAGCTTGTTTTTCGTTTTGGAAATCTTCTACATAAATTTCAAATCTACGTTCACAGTGTGTTAATTTTCTAACACCTTTTACATATTCGTTATCGTCTCTGCTCATTATATTTTCCTTACAGTTTTAATAGATCGAGGTGGTTCGACCTGGCAAGCAAATTTGCCACTAGATCGAGGTGCTTTAATAGATCGAGGTGGGTACGAAAAAAGGCCAAAAAAGCCAGAATTTGCCACTAGATCGAGGTAGACGCGAAAAACGGCAAAAATCGGCCAAAAAAGGCTAATTTATGGGCCATTTATCCGCGCGCCTCAATAGGCATTCAATTGCGAGCAGCATTGTTATCTTGCACTCTTGTTTTCCCGATTCGATAACGTGTATCGTTTGTTTTGTGCAGCCTAATTGATCTGCCAATTCTCTTTGGCTTATATCGCCTAAATGAAAGCGCGCCAGCCTTATAAAATCGTTTTTCATTTAAACGCCTTTTGTTGTTTCACAATTTAACTGTATTGAATCACCGTTTATTACTGCTGAATTGCTAACATCTAAAGACTCTAAATGCCCGACTTTTTCGGTTATATAAAATACGCATAAGCGGTCGGCATTTTCGGTTATTATTTTTATTAGTTCATCGTTTGATAGTTTCATGTTTTTCCCTTTTTTGCTGGCATGGGTTCTCCCCTTGCTAGTTTTTTGATTAGCTGAAGTGTTTCCGTTTTTATTGGGTAATTGTCAGCCTGTAGCGATTCTAGCAGCTCGATAGCCGCTTGCCGCACTTCTCGGTTTGGTATGACCATTTTGTCGTTAATCATTGGTTAAGCTCTGCGCATGGTTGGCAAAGTTTAATTTGTATGGTGATACCGTTCCTGATTATGGTTGGTATTCCATCGCGCATTTCCATCGTATCAGCCTTAGATGATCCAATACGTTTGGACTTTTTGCGGTACAAGTCGCCTTTGTTTATATCTGCTTTGCATTGGTCGCATATTGCAGCCTTTTTGCATTTGGTCATTTTCATTGAATAGACCCCTGTTTAGCGTCCCTTATCAAATCAGCATGGCCAGCCATAAACCCCGCTGTTTGTTCCGCATGATCTGGGTTAAGAGTGCCAGCAATTAAGAGCGTAGCTATTTCTAGCCGTCGTTTTTTGCTTACTTGATCCGTTAGACTTGTTACTAGGTTNAACATTTCTTCATTAGTCATAATTTGCCCCTTNTTGGCGAATAGTAATAGATTTACACCAAAAAAACCGCAATTAAGCGGCTTTGATGGGTTGGTTAATTTTAAACGCGTTCAAGTATTAGGCTTTTTAA